TCAATGCCTATTTCGCAACACCTGTTGATAAGTAGGGTGCAGACTCTGCGAATCCTGCATTCTCGCCGAGACAGGCATCCCCTTGGACCACGTCGACGCCACCGCCTTCCGCTTCGCCATCATCGAGATGGTCGTGTAGTGCTGCTGCATCTTCACCGACACATGCCCCGCCAGGCTCATGATCGTCGCGATCGGGATTCCTTCTTCCGCCAGCCGCGTGATCGCCGTATGGCGTAGATCGTACGGCCGCAGCCACTTCAGGTCGGCCGCCTTGCGCACCTCGTCCCAACGCTTCTTCAGTCCCGAATCGGACATCGGCTTCGTCGGTTCGTACTCGTTACGCTTCGCCATCGCCGGAAACACGTAGTGATGCGGCGAGCCCGAGCCGAGTTCCTTCGCCCGCTCCACCAGCCGCTCGAACGCCCAAACCACTTCGCTCGATTCGAGCGGAATCGTTCGCCGGCGAAACTTGTTCTTGGCCCCTTCCACCCGGATCGTGATCGCCGCATGCTCCAGGTTGACATCGCCCAGGCGCAGCGTGCGCAGCTCGTTGGTCGAGCAGCACGTCTGCAGCGCCGCTATGGTGTACCAGAGCACGAAGCTGTACTCCGGCCGCGAGGCAGCGACGGCCAGAAACCGCGCCTGCTCGGAAGCATCGAGCGCCCGATTGACGTCCGACTCTTCCCGCTGCAGCGGCTGGAAGAAGCTCTCGAGCTCTTCGGTCCAGCAGCCCGAAGACTTCATCATCCGCACCAGCATGCCGATCTCTTTACGGATCCGGTTTGCCCCGGCCTTGGCATGCCAGTTCTCGCCGGCCAAAGCAGAGCCGTCGCAAAACGCACGGGCGCGATGGTACTCGCGCAGATGGCCGACGTGGATCCCGCTCATGGGGAGCTTACCGAACATCTTGCTGAGGGCGCGGGCGTACTGGCGATAGTCCCACTCGGTCCTCTCCGAGATGTAGCGCGCCGAGGTGAAACGGCCCGGATGGGCCTGCATGGTGCGATTCGCAATCCAGATTTCAAAAGCCTGGTCAAAAGTGAGAGCCGGAGTGACTTGCTCGATGGTGGTCATTCGTAGGTGCTCGCAGGCCGCGCAGTTTACGTGGCCAACGGTGTGTCCTTTCTCATGCAGACCCGATGGGAAGACTATAACTTTCGCTTTTTGTTTGCACAACCGCGCATCCGTCCCATCCCTAAACGACATAGACTCACTCCTCCGAGGATCGAATCCTCATCGGCAGTATGAGCCCAAAACGTTGTTTTTGTGTGTCTAATCGGTACACAAATTAGCAGACCTCCACTGTAGCACTTATGTTCAAAAGTATGCCCGCGCGCGAAAAGGAGCCGCTGACCCCCATTCACATTCGCGCCGGCAAGGCCATGGTCGAGGAGTTGAAGCGCGAGTCCAGGCGGACCGGCCTCAGCCGGACCGCCCTCCTCAAGCTCGCCTGGCGGCAGTACATGGACGCCCTCCCGCCGCGCAAGCTCACCTGATAGGCCACGCTTTACTGGTCGGACGTATTCCACTTGTACGGCTGCGTGCCGATCGGCGAGCTCAGGAAGTTGCCGCCCGACAGCGTGAGGAAGTAGTCCGCATAGTCGTCCAAAGCCTGTTCCGGCCCTTCGAAGACGGTAAACGCTGAGGTCGTCTGCGTGTTCGAAAGCGTGCCCCCGCCTACCACCCCGTAGCCGTTCAGCGTGAGCGTCCATGCGCCGGTATTGCTCAGCGTCAGCGTGTAGGACGGCGCGCAGGATGCGATGGTGAAAGCGGTGTCCACCCCGCCCGTCACCGTCGCCGTTCCCAGCGAGTAGACGATAGAGATGGACGTCAGCACGCCGCCAGGACTCGGCGTCGAGGATGTGCTGGTCGCAGTCATGTGAGGCGCCGAGCACGTGGCCACTCCCAGCGGACCGCTGACGCTGTATGGCGTCGTCAGCAGCACATGGGCGTGGGCAAGAGGGGTAAACAGCAAGAGCAGCAGCGCGAGTCGTTTCATCATCGGAGTCTCCTTATTGCAGGCGTTCCATGTAGACAGACAGGGCATAGGCCGGCGAGCCGGTCGTGGACGAGAGCGTGGTGGAATATTGAATGTTGGCCGTGCCGGTGGTGTAGACCAGGCACAAATAGCCGAACGCGGCCGAGGGCACCGCCGCGGTCAGTGAGAAGGCTGAGCTGGACTGCGTATCCGCCCCGGCGTTGTCGGTCGAAATGCAGTTGAGCGTGAGCGTGTTCGACGCTGATCCGAGCGTCGTCGCCGCCCCCGCAAAGCTGATGCGGTACAGGCCTGCCGGGCAGATCGCCGCGCTGCATTGCAGATTGGTGGCGGCGATTGATGTTGTCTGACCCGTAAGGCGGGTCGGCGTAGTGACAACAAAGGGCACACCAAAAGAGCCAGCTGTGGATACTCCGCCAACCTGAATAATACTTTGCGCTGACCCAATGGGCGAATAAGAAATTACGTTGCCTCCCGAAATGTAAAGTTCCAAATTGTTGTTTCCATCTACAAAAAAACATCCAGTGTGACCAGGCGAGGTGATAGAAATTCCTCCGCCAGCACCGGAACCGCAACTTCCACTTGACCCGTAAGAAGTTTGGTGATCGACGAACTGCCCGGTCGAACTGACATAGGCCGAAGGCGTTGTCGCCCCAGCAGCATATGCCGCAAACGGGCTGGCCGCAGACGATGTCGCGGTTTTGACCGCCAACGTATAGCCGGTGCCTGTGTTGCTGGCAGTGTCGGTGAGCGTATACATGTTGGTCGCCGATCCCGTCGCAGCCCCAAAGGTCATCGTTGTGTTGTAGTTCGACATCGCCAAGGCAAGGTTGGCCGTGGGAGCCGTCAGCGCCGACCAAGAGCCACCGCCGCCCGTTCCGCACGAGGCCCACAAAGGTGCCGTCGCCGGGCCGCCGCTCGTCAGGCAGTAGCCCGCGGTGCCAGCCGCCAGCCGCGTCGGCGCACCTGCCGTTCCTCCGTAGATCAGGTCTCCGACAGCGGTTGCCGTCGTCTCAAACAGGATCGTGTTGAGCGTCGACGCCGAGATAATCGACCATGCCCCGCCGGTCACCGAAGGATATCCCGCCGACGCCGAGGTGTTGATCCCGAGTCCGCCATTCGCAGCACTCAGCGTTCCCGTCGTCTGCCCGAGCGGCAGCGAAAGATTCGGCAGCGTCGTCAGCGTGCTGTTGGTGGTGGCCGTGGTGTTTGCGGCCGTCGTAGCTGCAGGCACGGTGCCCGTCACCTGAGACCCTGGCAGTGACAGATTCGAAAGCGTGGTCAGCGTGGTATTGGTGGTCGCCGTGATGTTCGACGCCGTCCCCGTAATGCTTCCGGAGGGAACGACATAATCGCTTCCAGGCGTTGCCGCGACCACGCTATTGATCGCCCCATTGCCCTTGAGAAGATTTGTCGTGTTGGGCGTCGTCGCGCCGCCGCTGGAGGTTGAACTGATAACCCCGCTCGCGATCGTGATGGTCGTTCCATCCACCTTCACCGCGCCTGGAACAGTGGTAGACGCGGTAGGTAGCACGAGATTCGGCAGCGAGGTCAGCGTGCTGTTGGTGGTTCCTGTGATGTTTCCGGCCGTCGTAGCCGCAGGCACGGTGCCCGTCACCTGCGTTCCCGGCAGCGACAGATTTGGCAGCGTCGTCAGCGTGCTGTTGGTGGCGGCCGTGATGTTCCCGGCGTTCCCGGTCGTGTTCTGGTTGAACGTCGGAAAGTTGATGAGGTTCGCCGCTGAGAACACCGGCGCGTTCGAGTAACCCGGCGTGGCAGACGACCCGGTGAAGTTTCCCCAGACGCTATATGCCGGCGCATTGGTCAGGCTGAAAGACAACACCGGAGCCGTCGTGGGGCTGGCAACCGAAGTGCTGAAGAGGGGCGAGAGACCGCTCGGGGAAGAGAAGCTGCCCACCCCGGTACCGGTTCCGGAGAACGTGCAGGTCGTCCCGGAACAGCCCACGCCCGGCCCGGTAAAGGTAAACGCACCCGCGGTTGAGTTGATCGAAGCCACGCCGCTGGCACTCGAAGGCCCGCCATCCTGGCAGCTGCCGTCGGCCGCCACGGTAAGCACGTCTCCCGCGGTAAAGGTGCCCGCGTCGCAATGCATCAGGTTCGGGCCGGTTCCCTGGTTGCCCGTCAGCGGCGTTCCACTCGCCAGCTTGAAGGATCCCGTTGGGTTGAATGCGCATGCGCTCCAGTAGCTCGTCGAAGGAGTCAGATCCAGCTCCCCGCAACCCCAGCTGCCAAACTTGACGATCGGAATCGGAGTCGTCCACGCAGAAGGAGCGATGCCGTTCGCCAGCTGGTTGAAGTAGAGAACCGAACCGCTATGCTGCGGCCCGTACAGAAAAACAAAGTCGGTCCCAAACTGTCCGCCCCCATACATGTAGGTCGGGGCGCTGAGCGGTCCCCCGCCATCAGCGTAGGTGTTATCCGGAGCGTAGTTCACTCCTTTGAACATCGAAAACGCGGCGCTGACCCCCTTGCCGGCCGCATCCACCTCCAGCCCTTCGCAGCCGTACTGGAAGTAGCACGGCGAGTTTCGCGTTGTGGTCACCCACACCCCGTGTCCGCCCTGCTCAACCGGATGAGGATTCTCGATCACGTCGCCGGCCGCCCATGGCACCGCGTTCGCCTCGAGCGTCGGGCTCGTGGCAGCGGGATCGTTCTTGACGATCTCCGCGCCCGGATAAAGATGGAAGCCGGCGTTTGCGCCAGTCGGCGTCTCCGCCTCTGTCCCAACCTGCGGCAGACTGATCGACTCGATCTGACCGGCGCCGATCGTCAGAAAGTAAACCAGGTGCGTCCCATCGATCGATCCGAGGACCTCGTAGCTCGAGCGATATCCCGAGAGAGCCAGGTTCGCGTCGAAGGAGAGATACTGCCCGGCCAGCCCGCCCTGGAACAGGTAGTTGTAAATCGGGTTCGGATTGCGCGTGTTCATCGTGACGCTTTGCACACCCGCCGAGGGCGTTCCCACCGCAGTGATCTGGACCTGCTCGCCGTACCATGCGCCGCCAAGCGTCGCCACGCCCGTAGTGAAAGGCGGCGTCGAGGCTCCAATGAGCCCCAGGTTGATGTTGACCGTGACGGGCTGGGGCGAGTCTGCCGTCGAGTTCTGCTGCGGCAGGGCCGACTGGATCAACCCATACGCCGTCGACAGCGGCAGCGACCCAGCTACGCCGTTCACAGTCACCCCGGTCACCGGCAGCTGCGTCATGTAGCTGCTCTGGAACGAGCTCGAGTAGCCGTTGAGCGAGCCGGCAACCGTTCCCTTGCTGATGTCGAGCAGGATCGCCCCATCTGTGAGCGCGTCGGCTCCGGAGCTGAAACTCAGGACCGGATGTTTATCTCCCGTGCCGCTCGTGCTCGAGATGGTTCCATGGAAGTAGCCCGTCGTCTCCCCGCCCTCGAACGTTGCGTTTGCGATTCCCTCGTCCGACCCGGCCGTCGAGCCTCCATCCGAGAAGGTGTAGGAGTAGAGCCCCGCCGCGTCGCCCGTCGCATGCTTCGTCAGATAGTACGTCTGGTTATGCGCGATGCCGCGCTGATAGACGTTCATCACGTCCTGCTCACCTTGCGAAACAGTCCAGCCCCCCACGTTCCCGAAGGACCAGCCGGAGCCAGTCACCGTAATGGTGTTGTTGCGCTGGATCGACTGCGGCGAAGGCGTCGACGAGGAGTGCGTGCCGGACGCCGTCGCAAAGGTGCTCGTTCCGCCCTGCGTCGTTGTGGTCAACAGCCCGGGAACGGTGAAGGCGCCGAGCGCACCGGTCGCCGTGGTCGTCCCCGCAGGCCCTGCCGGTCCCTGCGGTCCCATTGGCGCGGTCAGCGTCAGCGGAAACGTGCCCAGGTACACGCGGTTCAGCGAGACGCCGTAGCTGTACTGCCCAGGAGCAATCCAGAAGCCGAATCGGCCCTGCAGATCGGCCGTGATCGGCTGCGTGATCGGCTGCGTCAACGCATAGTCCGAGTAGACCGTCGCCGTCGGCGTGGTGCACGCCGCCACCGCCACATAGGTGCACACCACCACGGTTGAGGAAGGCACGCTCAGCACAGGTGCCATGGCGCCTGGCGCGACGTTGGTCGCCGACGTCGTCACCTGCCCGTCGTAACGTACTCCCTGGGCGGCACTCGCCGCCGCCGCCAGCACACACATCCACAACGCCAGAAACTTCTTCATCCCACTCCCCTTTCAAAATGCAAAAGCCGCCCTAAAATCATGGCGGCGCGAACCAACTTTAGTGGTAGACTGCAGGCGAGTCACTGGAGCACTTCATGAACACAACGACGCGCCTCGCAACCTTCTTCACCCGCATGACGCTTGTTGGGCTGTTCACTGTACTGTGCTTTGCCGCGTACAGGTTCACCGCTTCAACCCTCAAGTCAAAGCCCGATTACTTCGCCCTTGCCGCGCAGGCGCGTGCTGCCTCACCCGCCCTTCCCAACCGCTTCTCTTTGTTGCCCGGCAATGCTGATCTTGCCTTCGACACTGTCACTGGCCAGCGCTGCCGCACTTGGGACTGGGGCATTCCCCACTCCACCCTAAATCCACCGCTCTGCAGTGATCTCGCTACCGCTGCGCGAACCCTTCCGGCGTCAGCTTCCCACCAAACGCATGATTGAAAGCGTCGTGCGCCGTCGGACCGCCGAAGCTGAACTGACCCGGCGCCGCGTAGCGTGAATCCTGACCGAAGGTCCTGAACGCCTGGCGCACCGCGTTCGGATTCTGTGCCAACACGCGCATCATCTGCTGTGCGGCCGGCGAAGGATAATCCCCAAACAAACTCTGCTGATTCAGGTAGTCGTCCACGCCGATTCCGCTTGCCGCCATCGCCGCATGCTCCTTGATCGCGCGGCGCACCTCCGGCAAAACGTTCCACTCATCTGATCGCGCACCAAGTCCCGCCAGGTCGCCGATCGAGCCGGTCAGCTTCGCCATCACATGTTTCGGTGCCGCGTCCATCACCGCCGGATCATCAATCGCCTTCCCCAGCAGCGCCTTCTCGAATACCCGCTTGCCCTCCTCGGTCATCCCGCCCGTCGACGTGTCTACAAACTGCGGGCGTTCGGCCGAGGTCAGCACCCCGTCCGCCAGCATGCGCTGCAGGAAGGCGTTCGACCGCTGCGGATGGCTCAGCACGTCGCGCAGCGAGCCGCCGCCGGTCTCATCGATCATCGATTGCACCGCGTTCAGCGTCTCGGGAGAGATGCTCTTGCCCATGCTCACTGCGCGCTCCGAGCCGCCCATGGCTCCCATTCATGCTCTTGTTCAGGTCCGAGCCCAGCCGCCGCATGCCGTCGATCCCGCCTTCTGGCGAGACTTCCCGCACCAGAACCGGCTTCTTCATACCCGCGATCGCGTTCGGGTCCAACCCGAACGATGGCGCCCGCGCCGCTAGGAAGTTCTTATACGCCGAGCCATCCGGCACCTGCGGGTTGGCCGTGTTCGCATACAGCCGCTGCGTGCTCATCACCCGCGAGTTGCCGCCCAGCACGATGCCGTCCGGCGTCACCACCGGCGGCCCGTTTACCCCATCCGGATTGTCCGTCACCGTCATCTCCGGCTTGTAGTTCCGGGCGTTGGTGATCACGCGCAGCTGGTTCTCGCGCTGCCCGGCGTAGTCACGCTCCTGCACCCCGTCCGGATACGCCGGGTTCGGTGCGAAATTCATCGCATCGTGCGAAGGAATCAGCGTGTCTGCCTCAACAGCGCGATACTTCGCCGGCAGTGTCGCGTTCGGCGTGTGGAGCAGCGTGTCCGAACCATCGAGCCCGGGCAAACGGTTCCCCGCCTGCAGCGCGCCCGGACCGCCGATCTTCAACGCCGCCGGCGCAACCGTATCGAGCGTTGGCGGAGCCAGCTGCGGTACCGGCTGCACGGCAGGCACAGCCCCGGCATTGCCAGGTGGCGTAACACTCTGTTCGTCAGAGCCCACGCCGCGCCCCTGCGACCACCACGGGGCTTTCAGCGGCCCGGAAAGCCTGTCCGACTCCGCTTTCACCTCGGCCGCCGTCATACGCCCCACAGGAGCGCCTACAGGCACCGCTGCGGGCGCAGCATTCTGCGACAGCGGCACGCCGACCGGCTTTGCCTCCTCCTCCGCTGCAGCTGCGGCCGGCGCAACCGGACCCACCGGCGCAAGCGGCACACGCTCCCCTTCGATCGTGGGGCCGACCGGCGGCGCGCCGGGCTCTCCGCCGCTGCGCTGGTAGTCCATCAGCCAGTCGGCAAATCCCGGCGAGTTGATCAGCCGAGCCAGACCGTACTGCGCGCCGTGGTACGCCAGCGTGCCGATCGCCGGCAACACATTGCCGTGCAGCGCGGGCAGCAATGTACTGCCCAGCTCCCCAAACTCAGCAGCTGGAATTCCCACCTTTGCCGTGCCCGAAGGATTCAGGTCTTTGCCGATCGCGTTCGCCGTCGACGCTACGGCGCCCAGCTTCTCTTGCTGCTCCGGCGTGTAAAGCGCCTCGCGATATGCATCCGGTAGGCCATAGTACTTGCGCCCAAAGCCGCCTAGGTTGTACTCGCCGTCCTTGGTATTGCCCAGCAGGTTCTTCGTCACCCCCCGCTGCACCACACCCATGCCTTCCGGCCCCACGCGCGGCGCGAGATCTGCAACCGCCTCCGGCGTTTTTCCGCCCACGCCCAGCGCCAGCTTGGACGGCGTCGGCGAGGTAATCGCATACTTCAGCGGGTTTGCCGGATTATCGTAGCTGCCCTTCAGGTCCGTCCACTTCTGGTTTGCGTCGCGGAATATCCGCGCCTGCTCTGGCGTCAGGCCCTTGTCCGTGATCACGTTGTCCAGGTTGGACGCCAGCTGCTGCAGCCATGCCGTGCTCTGGTCTTTTACCAGGTCCGGGTTCGACCGGATCGAGTCCAGGATGTTCGACCGGACGCGCTGTAATTCCGAGTACGAGGCCGTATCGCCGATCTTCGCCACATCCTTGATCACGCTCAGTGCGCTGTTCGGCGCCATGCTCGGATAGCGCGAGAAGAAGTCGCGATTGTCCGCCAGGATCTTCTGTGCGGCCTGTCCCACCGTCGCCGCACCCGGCACCGGCGCGCCGCCTGTCGCTTCGTCGAGGTACTTGAAGCCGGCGCTTGCATCTTGGTGCAGTGCCGCATGGTCGGCCTTCAGGCGATCCTGAATAAGACGGCCGCCTGCATCGGCATCGAGCGGCGACATTCCATCGAGCGCCCCGTCCGTCGCGTCGCTCAGCGCCTGCACATTCCCAGCGAGCGTCTTGCCGTACACCCCGCGCGCCGTCGTGCTGTAAATGTTACCCGTCTTCGCGATCGGCAGCACGCCGCCGCCGGCCGCGTCGGCCGCGTCGAGTTGCACGCCGAGACTCTTGGCCGCCGCATACCGCGCTCGAGGCGTCAAACCGCCGGCACCCGGAATCGGCTCGTCGAGTCCAGGCGCAAGCACGCTGCGCGCCGCACCACTCACGGCCTCACCGACAGAGGGTGCCACCCCGGCCGCAGCACCAGCAACCGCCTTCAGCCCCGCACCCGCCAGGTGCGGCGCCACAATATCCGTCCCCAGCCCTGACAGCGCAGGCACCGCGCCGTGCTGGTGCGCATCGTTCTCGATCTGCCGAGCCCACGGACCCGCCAGCGGGATCGCATCGAGCAAGCCACTTCCCGCGGTCGGCGTGTAGTTGCCCTGGGCGTCATACTCCGGCGCAGTCAACGACGTGTTGCCCTTTGCCGCCTGGTCCTGGAACGTCTGAATGCCGCTTAGCGTCGGCTTGACGATCATGCGGTGGATTGCCAGCGCAGCCTGCGGCGGCACGATCGGCCCACCCGCGCTCGCGATGCCCATCTCATCCGGCGTTGCAGGGTCGGTCAACGCATGATACGGCCCGGCGACCAGGTTCTTCAGGTGCTGGCCTACTACGGCCAGCGTATCGGATACAGGCTGCGTTCCGAAGGCGCGACTCGCCGTATCGACGGGCGCGCCGCCGGCATCTTTCTGGTAGCGCGCCGCGTCATCAGGATGCACCGCGTAGTGCTGGTCCTGCGCGGCCCGCACATTCCCGAACGGCACCGCGGTCACCTGCCCCTGCGGCCCGATCATCTTGTACGTGCCCTGCCCGTTCGGATTCGCAGTGAGGTTGGCTGGCAATCCGCCGCTCCCGGGCGCAGCTCCGCCGCGTGCCTGCGCCGCCAGCGCCGCATAATCCACCGGAGGCGGTGCAGCCCCGCCGCCACGCGCCTGCTGCGCCAGCGCTGCATAATCGATCGTCTGAGCTGCCATCGTGCCCCCGCTTACTGGATATGAGCCAGCTTCTTGAACGTATCCGCCTGCGCCTGGTTATCGAACGGATGCTTTGAACCATCCGGCGCCGTCACGATGATCTTGCCGCTGGGTACGGTAGGCGCCGACGTCCCACCGCCGAAGTTTGCCTGCCCCCGAGCGCCGGCGGCCGCCTGATCCTGCAGCGATTTCATCTTGCCGCCCAGCATGCCGCGCACCGTGCTGACGCCGCCGTGGATCTGTTGCGGCGAGCCGTCGCCCGAAAGCTGCTTGCGGAAGTCGTTGATCTCGCCCTGCTCCGGAGCCGCACCCTTGTAAGCCCGCGCCACCTCCGTCGCCACACCGCTCAGGATCAGGTTGAAGTTGGTCTTGGCGTCGCTTCCCATCTGCACGCCCAGTTCGTTGCCGATCGCGTTCAGCGTCTTCACATCGCCGTTCTTCAGCGCAGCGCCCGCCTGATCGAGCAGATCCAGGTGGTGATTCGCCGTCTGCATCGAGTTGAGGCTTTGACCGCCCTGGCCTACGATGAAGTACTTCCGGCTGGCGTTCTCCACGTCGTGATCGCCCGAGTTGAACTCCGGATTGATCTGCTTCACCGCCGCCGCAAACTGCGCCTTCTGCGCCGTCGTCGCGCCCCGCCCAAAGACATCCTGCAGCCTCATCGAGCCGTTTGCCACCGCCGCGACCGCCGCGGCTGTCTGCGGATCGGACATATCGACCGAGTTGTTCGCCGCCGTCTTCGACTCGTTATCCTTCAACCCCTGCAGGCTGATCGACACGTGCGTATCCCCTTGCTGCTTGCCGATCGCGTTATTGAGCGCACCGGCCAGCGTCGTTGCATCGGAGTGCGGCATCCCCTCGGTAAACTGCCCGGTCGGAAGATGATGCTTCGAAGCAATGCCGTCCCACACCGCGTTCAGCGACGCCGCCTCGGCCGCCGACAACGGCTTCGCCTGCAACGCCGCGTAGTCTTTGGCCGTGCCGTTCGGATTCTGCTTCAGCCAGAGTTCAAAGGCGTTCGCCGGCGGCTTGGCTGGAGCCGTAATCGGCTGCCCGTTCAACGTCACCGGCTGCGCCGTCGTCGTGCCCTTCTGGATCGCCACCTTGCCCTGCGGCGTGTCGACGTAGTCGTAATCTGGCGTCGCGGGAGCCTCGGCCGCTTTCGCCTGATCATTCACCAGGCGCGTGCGCGCCTGCGTCTCGCCAAGCTGCGCCTGCGACTGCAGATCCTGCTCGTCGCCTTGCACCGCCTTTCGCGCCTGCCCCAGCACCACCGCATGGTGGTACGCCGTGCCCGGCAGCGCGATCGTGAGCGCAGGCGCGACTGCCGAACCGACTGCATCTCCCACCGTCGCCAGCGTGCGCAGAAACGGGTTCTTGATCTGCGAGATCCCACTGCCGGTCGACTGCACCCGAGCCAGCTCCGCCTGGTCGCCTGCCAGCGTACCCTTCGCCGGCGGCACGACGGCAGGGGCAGCGCTCGGCGTCTTCGCCGCGTCATCTCCAGCGCTATCGTCCGCGTCGAGCGCAGGCAGCGCGGCCCCGAGCTCGTTGCGGCGCTGGGCTTTGCCGCCATTCATAGGATCGCCAAGCTCGTTGCGCGGCACATCCCCCGCGAGCGAAGGCGCACCGGCAGCCGCCGCGGCATCGAGCCGTGGCGGCTGCTGGATTCCCAGCGAGGCAAGATCCACCACTGGCGGCAGCACGCCCGGCTGCTGACCAAAGACGAACGGCTTGATCACCGGCGCGTTCCGATCGTAAGTGAGAGAAGAATTCATCGTTTACCCCCCCAAATAGGCTGCCGCAACCTGACCACCGCTTTGCACACCCTGCTGCAGCAGCGACTGCCAGAACGGCTTCTGCTGTCCAGCCACGTTCAGGGCCGAGTTGCTCGTGCCCAACGCATTATTCGCACCGGATAAGTCGGTCGAATACAACGAGCTCAACCCGCCGAGACCTTGCTGCCGCTGCTGTTCCTTAAGGTCGGCATTCTCCCCTTGGATCGCGAGCGCATCTTTGGCATTCTGCTGCATCCCGCCCCGCGCGCTCGCGTCGATCGCATCCGTCGCTGCACCCGCGTTTCCGGTGCGTGCCGCATACAGCGCGCCCTGCCCCACCGCGCCCGCCGTGCTCCCGCCAGCCGACTCCTGGCTCGCCGTATTCATCGCGGCCAGATCGGTCGGGCTGTAGCCCTGCGGATTGGTCGCCTCGGCCGTCAGCGCCGGTGCCAGCGTGCTGTAGAGCCCGCCCGCGTTAGCATTGTCCGTCGCCGCCATCGTATCGGCCGTCCCCGAGTTGTTCAGCGCGTCCTTCTTCACTCCCGAGCTTCCCATTACCGAACCCTCCTGTGATAACTCGTTCGTTCGCTCGCCACCCAGCCAAACTCACGCGTCAGCCGGCGCAACAAACCACGTCCAAACCCGCGCAGCGTCTCCGCCACGTCCAGCCACGTCACCGCTTCCACGTACCCCAGCGTCTGCAACTCGAGGCGCATTTGCTCGTGCAGCGCCCGCAGCGCCTCCATCCGCCAGCGCGGCGTCATCCACGCCGCATCGGCCGCCAGGTGCACCTCTGCCAGCCTCCACGCGCCCGCTGCCATCACGCAGCGATCGTTCTCATCCACAAACACCAGTTCCACTACGGTGCCGGCCGCCCAGCCCGGCTGCAGCTCGAGGATGCGCCCGCGATCGCGTTCTTGCGCATACCGCACCCTCACTGCTTCACCGGCGCCACCCCGGTCGGCGACCGGAACGGCTGCGTTCCATACCCCTGCCCGCTCTGCGTCAGCGCCCCCGTACCGCTGCCCGCCCCGGCCTGTAACGCAGGCTCTACCGGATGATTCCCGTCCACCATCGACGCCATCGCTCCGCCGTGCAGCACGGGCGACGACGGCGCGGAGGTGGGATACGTGGAGTGCGCCCGGAAGTAGAGTTTTTGCCGCCCCAGCGAGCCCCGCCAATTGCGCGACGGGCCAAGATGCACCAGGTGCGATGAGGCAAAGTCCGGCGTCGTCGAGTACTCAAGCTGATACTCCACTCCCCGGCTAACCGGCGCGTGATCCGTAATACGTGCATCGAACACCCCGTTTCCTGCCACCACGTTCAGACCGGCAATCCGCGGCGGACTCGGTGCACTGCCAACTGGCTCCGCGTTCACCTGGCTCCCGATCGATGAAACCGACTGCACTACGTCCGCCATCAGCTCGTACAGCCGCGGCATATTTGCATGCAGCCACGGCATGTTTCTCGGCGTCAGATTCGCCATCTCAGAACGCCCCCCGCACCGGCGTCATCAGGTCCGGCCGGCAACTCACAATCAGCTTCGAAATCTGCCACCAGCTCGGCGCACCGGCAGACGCGGGCTGTCCGGCTATGCGGAACGCGGCACGGTTCGCCAGCACATTCAACCCGCATTCCAGATCAAACTGAGAGGTGCCCGCCAGCGCCAGCGTCATCCAGGGCGTGCCGACCATCGCATTGCCCAGGCTGTTTACGTACGGCGTCACCTGCAGCTGCCCCACACCCTCGCCATTCAGCGCAAGGTACGGAAACATCTTGCGATGAGAGCCAATTTGCTTCGCAGCCTCGTCGTCCGAACCTGCAAAAAAGTACGTCGTATAAAACGCTGGGATCAGCCCGCTGTCGTCGTCCAAGCCCAGTTGATCGTTCATCAGCTTGTACGCATTCGCGCCGCTGAAAACGATCGGGAAAGATCCATCCGGAAGCGTCAGGTTGCCCACAAACGTGCCACTCTGCGACCACGTTGTCCACTTGCGCACGATGTCGGTCGAGATCACCTTGCCCGAGAGTGACACATGCACTGGCGAGTTTGAATCGATCTGCGAAGCCGTCGTCAGCTCGCGATAGTCCATCACGTAGTTGAATGCGCCTGCCGCCGTCTGCCCAACCGTGTATACGCGCCGGTTGATGGTGTCGTTCGCCATCACCACCAGCTGCGGCGACGTAATGGCCTCCCATAGCGTCTCCACTTCCTGCGAGATCTTGAAGACCTCGCCGCCCTCGAACGCCCGTTTTCCCGTATCGGACGCCCACGCAAACCACGTCTCGCCCGTCACGCTGCCCCACACCGAGATCCCGCCGCACTTGCGCGCGATCGCATCATCCAGTCCGCCCCAGCTTGCCGGCTCCGAGCCCGTCGAGCTCGACGTCTCATAGAGCGCCCCATCCGGCCCGCTGGTCACCAGATACAGGTTGCCGCGCAGCTTCTGCATGAGTCGAATGCCATTCGCATCCGCCGCCGGACCAATATTGCCCGTCACCCCGTCAAACGCTTCCGGATTGTTCACGTACGACGCGCGCGCGAACTTCACATACGGGTTGGCCGTGTAGTAGATAAAGGTCTCGTCCAGCGTCACCGTACCATCCGCCGGCAAACCCTTCGCATAGACGCGCAGCAGCGTGTCCGGAGTGATCGTTACCGGGGTCAACGCGGAAAACAGCGCTTCGAGGAAGCTCCCCGCCGAGGCCGCGGCCGCGATCGTCGCTGTCGCCAGCACGCCACTCGCGTTGTAGAACTCCGCACACACCGTGCAGGCCGCCGACGCTTCCACCCAAAGATGAAACGTATACTGCGTCGCCGGCTGCCCGATCGCTACGCCCAGCCCATCTGCATAGACGTTCTGCGAGATCCGGCCGAGCTCGTTCGCGCTGCCATCGCCAGTAATCTGCCATGCCCCGCCAGCATCGACCGTCATCGGCGATTGCACCAGCGCGCCCCCGGCGGTCTCGATCGTCCAGCCCAGCGGCTGCGTCGGCGCGGACGCATAATAACCGCCGTCGAAACCCATATTGATCAAGTTGGGCAGCTTGTTGCGCTCACCCCACCAGAACATCCTCGAACCGTAAGCGAACACGCCCAGGCAAGGTCCTAAAACTCGCTGCTGAAAGAGATTGTTCCCCGGGATATCAATCGCTGCCGCTGCAAACAGTGAGTTATCGCTGAAGTCAAGCAGTGCCGAGGTGGTCGTGTTATCTGCAATGCGCGTCGACGTCGAAACACGCTGCCCGTTGATCATCGCCGGCACCGGCAGATAGAAGTAGTTGCTGCCGCCCGCTCCGGTAAGCGCGAGGATACGCGCCACCACGTTCGGCGGGCCGATCGGGATATTCGAGATGGTCAGATACTGTCCGCCATTCGCATACACCACTGTCGGCGGCGAGGGTGCCGTCAGATAGCCCTCGCGTGTCTCAAAAACGCACACGAGGCTGTGTTGCCCAGGCGCAATCTGTCCCAGCGGCGTCAGCGTCGCCGAGCCCAGGCTTAGAGTCGCATCCGGGCCAGGCTGCGCGTACTGCAGCGTCGTCGAAGAAGGTACTGCGGTCACCAGGTACGTGCCGTCCCACGCAAACGTCACCGTGCCTCCGCTCCAGGTCCCGTCCACCGAGGAAAGCGGCACCGTAAACGTCGTTGCCGTCGGACACTGCTGCACCGTGAAGTAGGTCTGCTCGACCGTAGCGTTTGCCAGCGGCCACACCAGCACAACCGTGCCGGTCGCCGAGATGCTCTCGTTGCCTGCCGTCTGCGCATAGCCGATGCTGGTGGGCGAAGGCACCGTCTGCACCGTCGTCGCATACGGAGTGCTCGTGGGACTGGTTTGGCTCACAATGATCTGCGAGCCCACCTGCAGACCGTGCGGCGAAAGCGTCGTCACCGTCGCATAATTCGAGTTGATCGTGACCGTCGCCAGGCCGCCGCCCACCGACGTATTCTGCACTCCGGAGATGTTGACCAAGTTGCCCGGCACCAGGCCGTGCGGTGCCGACATCGTCACCGTGGCTAAGCCCGGGTTGCTCTCGTTATCGACCACAATGGAGGTGATCGCGCCTCCCACGGTCACCGGCGACGTGCCCTGAATCTGCACCTGATAGCCAACTTGCAGGTTGTGCGCGGTCGCTGTGTTGGCCGTCACCGTGTTGCGGGAACGCAGCAGCATCGGCGCAATCGCCGAGACGCTCCCACCGGTGCCAACCGTACTCTGCGTTGAGAAGAAGTACAGCTCGAAGGTGGTTGCGCTGTCCACCGCGGTGACCACGGCATAGGAATTGTTGTAAAGCGTGGCACCCGTCACCGCGACCAAGCTGCCCACGTTCAATCCGTGCGGTGCGGCCGTCGCCACCAGCAACGACGTGTAGTAGGTGACAAACTGCGGCGGATTATAGGATCCACCCCCTCCGCCGCCATACTCTTCCTGATACCAGTACTGATTGCCATTGCCGCCGCCGACCTGGACGAGCTGCGGATCGATCGGCGTCAGCGTCACGATCGTAATGCCCGTTCCCGTGGATCCAGCCGCCAGCAACACGCTCGGCAGCACATAGTTCGCCACGCTTGGCGGAGCACCTGGTCCGTCTTGCGACACACGGTCGAAGTACGTCCCGTCGAACTGCCGCGGGATATCCACGCCTTGGTTGCCGTCTGAGATGGCGAAGTACTCTTTTCCATTCGACGTCACGGAGATGCAGCGATTGCCAGGCGCAGTCGCGCCGAACTGCACAAACACGCCCGGATTCACCAGCGGCGACTCATAGTAAAACTTACCGTTACTGCAAAGGAAGAGGTTGAGCGAGACTCCAGCCGGCGTCACATACGTCTTGTGATAGACCGACGCCGCTGGCAGCGATGAATAAATGCGCTTGCGCGACGGACGTACCGAGACCGAACCCGGCAGGAACGCCACATCTTGGCACGCAGGCGAAAGACCCTGCGGCAAGTCGGTCGGTCCCAGCTCTGTCTGCAGTGAGCCGAAGAGGTCAAGCGTAAGATCGGACGATCCGGCTGCGTTATCCATGCTCAACCTCCTTTCGGCCTAGTAGTTCCCAGCACCCTGAAAGAACCGATACGGGCGACGCCGGCGCGATCGCCGCTGCTTCACTCGTGCGATCCGCGAGGTCATTCGTCCCACCGCCTGATCGCCCTTCGCCATCAACCCATCGGCAAGCTCCGAACCGCGTGCCGACGCAAACTCCGCTGCCGTGTAGTACCCCAGCGCCCGTTCGCAACGCATGACCGGCACCAGCGAGGCCTCCGTCTGACCAAGCGCGGGCAGAAACGCGTTGTACCTTATCTGCAGGTCGGCCGCCGCCGTTGCGCCCAAAAACGTCAACTGATCTTGCAGCCAGTCCCACTCGTTCAGACTCTGCCCCTGAAGATGACTCTGCAGGCCATCCGACGCCGGCCGCACCAGTTCGAAGTTGCCGTTCAACCCTGTCGTGCGCGTCTTCACCCATATCGGCGAGATGAAGTCCGGCGGCAGCGCGGGCGAAAGCTGCTCCGCGCCCGCCACCAGGCACCCCGTGTAACCGATCTGCAGCCGTGCCGTTGGATCCTGCACCGACACCGGAGGCACGCCGTACAGAAACACCTCGTTGGTCAGCGTGCCGCTCCCCGCGTCCGCCAGCATCTCCTGCAGATGGTCGAACGCGTCTTGCAGGTACGTGAACGTGTAGGGCTGGGCGGCCGAGAGCAGGTTGCCTTCGAGCGTTAGCCCTGCGTCATTGCAAAACACGCGAGCCCGTTGCAGCACGGCGCCGACCGTCGGATACGGCGGCGTTGCCGGGATGACGACGGCCGGCATCTCAGCTCACCAGCTTCTGTTGCGCAGCTCCGCCCTCCGCGCCCGGAGCGATCCGGTGCGGCGTCAGGCCCAGAGCAAACGCCTTGGGAAAATCGAGAATTGCGCCACACTGGCCACATTTCGCAATACCCGGCTTTACGTAGCCGCCGCAACCCGGGCACTCGCTCATCTGCGTCTCCGTGTCGCCGGACTCCCAGCTGCGATGCTGCTTTAGAAACGTTGCCGCTTCGCGATGGATCGCCTGGATCTGCGCCAGGCCTTTATCGCCCTGCAGAGCCAGCTTGTCGCCCTGCGCCAGCACCGCCTTCTGTTTCGCCGTCAGCAGCTCGCGGCACTTGGCGAGTTCTTGGCGTGTCGGCTTTTCGTTCACCGACCAAAAGACGCCCCAGTGCCTGGGCAGGTTGTTGCTGGTGTCGTCCAGGCCCTCGCCGACGATCGCCGCCGCCACCTCGCGGCCGCCATCGTAGTTCCAGCTCAGCTTGCCTTCGCCTTCGTCGTACTCGTCGAAGAACGCGCCCTTGATCTTGGTGGAAACGTACTCCTGCCCCTCCGGGCACGGCGGAATGTAGAACTCGCCCAGGGAGCCCATCGGCCGGCGATGCTCCAGCTTGTAGATATTGAACAGATACACCGGCGGCACATCGCTCAAAGCCCTCGGAATCGCTTTGCGCCCGCGCTTGTTCAGGTTGCCGACCGTCGCTGCCACTTCCTGCGCTGTAATCATGGTTCTCCTTCACTTCCGTACTGTGTCACCCGAAAGGGGATTGCGTTTATCTTTCGCGCCCCGCTAGCTTGCCAACTGCTTGCCGCCTCGCCGCCCGCCCAGCGACGGCGTATGCTGCTGCAGCTGCTCGTGCGTCATGTTCACCGGCATGTCGTCGGCTCGCTTGGCATTGCTCTTGCCGCCATAGCCGGTAAATCCTGCATCGCGCGTGCCGGAGTCCTGCGCCTCGTCCACAATGTCCGAAATGAGCTGCCGCAGCGCAGCCTCTTTCTTCGCCTCGCGCCCCTTCAACGCCGCCTTGCGCTGCGACATCGTCAGGCCCTTGCCCGTCTCAATCACCGACGCGACCAGTTGCAGCGTCTGCTCGTTCAGCGGCACCAGCACCCCAAACCCGAAACAGAAGTCATAGTCCCCTTCAGCCGGAAACGACCCGAGGATCATCGTGTTCGATTCCACGTCGTAGTTCTGCTGCGCCCACGCGATGCGATCCATGCCGCCGGTAAACTCGTCGCAGCTCAGCCACTTCTCCAGCACCCACTGCGGGTCCAGGTTCGGATACACCGGCACCCACTCGTCGTACGAGATCATGAACCGGCAGTCGGACCGCACGCAGCGAAAGAGATTCTCGCCATAGACGTTGATCCCGTACGGCCTCAGCACCTTCTCGGCAAGCTCCGAGCGTTCCCCTGTGTAACTGCGTGAATCCATTGCGACCGCTCCTTCACAACAAAACAAGCCAGGGAGGGCTTGCTGCGCCCTCCCTGCCTTGGGTTACAGGCCCGTCGGAACCGTCAGGCCGTCAATGTAGCAGCCGAACGTCGGCCCATCCACGCACACCTGCATCCCCGTAAACAGGTAGAAGATGTTCGACATGGCGATGCCGCCCACCGTGTCGTACGTCGGAAACACCGTCTGGCCGCCCACTTCGTAGTAGTCCAGTGCCTTGTTCTCGGCACGGAACCAGTGATTGATCGCCAGCCCGTCGATGCGGCCGTTCACCGCATGAATCGAAGGCACAATCTCACGCTGCGCCGCGGTCATCGGCGCGTGTTTCTTCATGAAGTCCTGGGCCGCATCACCCTTGACCTCGTTGAAGAAGATCGACGAGACCTGCGTCGCCACCGTCTCCCATGCGGCCTCCTGGTCGAGGCCCATGTGCCAGACGATCTGGTCCACATCCTTGGCCTTGATGCCGAGCTTGCGCCGCATCTTCTGCAGCGCGAGACGGAACCACGCCACCGAGATGGACGAATTGCCGGCGGCCACGTGCGGCGTCTGCAGCTTGCCCGGATACGCACTCCGCGCCAGTTGCATCCAGGTGCCCGTCGCACCCGGGTCCACATTGTGATATTCCAGCCCAAAGAGCGAACTAGCTGCCGTGCCTGGCGCGCCATCGATGATCAGCAGATCGCCAACCACCATGTTCGTCGGCGCAGTCGTCATGGTCAGCTGAAAGTTGACCGCGTCGACGGAGAGGATCGTGTACGTGCCCGTAGTCGACGGAGCGATATTCGGCCCAACGCGCCGCGTGCCGCCCAGCGTGGAAAACGCTTGGATATCCTGGTTGTCGTAAAAGTTGTTGGCGTTGGTCACCGTGACTACGCTTCCGGTGATTGCCGTCACCGTGCCCAGCGTACCCGAGCCGTCCGTGTTGAGCAGCGCTTCGATGAACACCCGAAAGCCGGTCATGGCGTTCTCGAGTTCCTTCTTTGCCGCGTTCTCGACAGCCTTTTCCTTGGCGTCGGTTGCGATCTCGGTTAGGTACGTGATTTCAGAGGCAAACGCGAGGTAGACCGGGGTCACCTGCGCGATGTCGTACGTGGTACCCGAGCCGCGGCCCAGGCCACCGCCGTCAGGGTTCACCTGCCGGGCTTTGCCGCCTGCAAGCAACTGCAGAGGGACCTTCATGTTGCGCGAAGAGACCTTCTCGACTTCGCGCTTCATGATCTTGTCGAACAAAGTGTGATCCTGCTGATAGAGCAGCGGCACTTTGTCGCGAACCTTCTCGAGCTGGAGTCCCAGCGTCTGAGCATTGATTTGTGCACCCATGGTTGATCTCTCAAGTCGTTAGGCTTGGAGGTCTCCGATTTGCCCGTTTGGGCCAGCTTCGGCTCTGCTGTCTATTCGACCTGCAGCGGTTGAGCGCTTGGAGCTGCTCCCCTCGCCTGCGTTGTGGAATGCAGGCTATCCATGCAGTCGGCCCGGTTTTGGTTCAGGGTGTCCGATCCCTGCGACAACTGCGAAACGTGGCGGGGCGAGCATGACAACCCCTCCTATTTCTTCTTCGCGAAAGGGAATCTGCATTTACCCGCGCAGCGACAACGGCGTTACCACGTCACCTTTGCCGTCTGTCCCTTTACGAACGCCTGATTATCGAGGATCATCCTCTGCGTCGTGCGCGTCCAGTCGATCTGGTCGCGCGACGGCTGCTTCGCCTGCCCGGTCGCGCCGCCCGTACCCTGGCCCACATCGGTCTTCGCCTTCACCGGCGCGGCCGTGCCGTAAAACTCGCGGTACACCCGCTTGGTGATCTCTGGCAGCCGCTTAGTCACTTCCTGGTTGAAGTTCGCCAGGATCTTCACGCGATCGCCTTCCTTGAGCAGTCGATCGCGCTTCTCGATGAATCCCTTATCCGCCAGCAGCTGTGCATCAAGCTCCCGCTCGATGTTTGCGCGCAGCCTCGCCGTCGCAGCCTCGGAGAGCACGCGCGTGCCCGCAAGGCCCTTCAAAAGATCGGTAGTCTGTTTCGCCGCGGACGAAGTCACCTCGTCGGCGATGCCTTTCTGAAATTCGCGCGTCTTTGCAGACTGCCACTCTTGCTTTTCCTGCTCGAGCTTTCGCCGTTCCGGTTCGATCTTCTTTTGCGGCGCTTTCGACGCGAGCTGCTGAATCGAGTCGAACCACCGCTTCAGCGCCTCCGCCGCTGGCTTCGTTTGCTCGCCCGCCAGCAGCGCCTGGTAGGCCGCATTCATCACGTCGACCGGCAACGACGCAGCCACGATCCGAGCTCCGACATGCTGGTACATCTCCGGATTGACCGTCGCCAGCTTATCGAGCGCCGCCGGCACCAGCTTCGCAAATCCTTCCGGCTGATTGGTCGCCAGGTTGTCAATGACAGAGATATCGCCCTTGGCAAACAGTTCATCGGCCTGACGCGAAGCTGACAGAGCTTCCTGAACCTGCTTCCAGCCTTCCTCGCCACCCACCTGCTCCTGAAACTGCTTCAGGGCACGCGCTTCCTTCAACCCGCCCGCGAACTCAGCCTTGAAGGCCTGCTCAGCGAACCACTGCGACTTCAGCTGGTTCGCCAACTTCGGATCCGTCGTTTTCAGCTGGGCGACCAGGTTGCGCAGCGCCGACGGCAGCTTGCGCCCGTCTGCACCGGCAGCCGCATCTACCTCTGCGGCATCGGCCTCCGTGCCATCGCCCGTACCATCGCCGCCTGCCGCGTCGTCTGCGCCGCCCGTGCCATCGTCCGCACCGGCGTCCGCGCTTGTGCCGGTTACGTCGTCGACATCGCCCACGTCCGCGCCGGTATCGGCCCCACCAACATCTACCGCATCCAAAACGTCCATCCAACCCTCACACGCTTGCCGCGTTCCTGCACATTGCTGTCACGCTAAATCGTTGTTACAGTCACACCACTCAGGTCGTCGGCCACCGGCGCCACAAAGTTGAGCAGCGTCACCAGCACGTTCTTGGCATCGTCCAGCAACAGCAGCTGGCCTTCCGGCACGTTGCCGTCGAAGAAAATCGGCAGGCCGCGCAGGGTCAGACCATCCGGATGGACCGCCGCCAGTTCGCCAGCCAGCAGTTCCGCCTGCCCATCCGGCGCCACCTGCACGAACGCAGCTTTGCTTGTCTGCGCCAGCGCGAAGTCCAATAGCGCGTGCGTCAAACGCGCGCCGTTTGCATTCACTTCCACCATGACTGCCCCCCTTACCGACCAAATCGCTTACATCCGCCAGATTGAACCGGACCGTGCTTCGGCACAGCCGCTTTTACGACCGAACGACGGTGACGCCGGAAAGATTCTGCGGAATCACAGCCGAAGGAGCCACAAACCCGCTCAGCGTGCCGATTATCTTCTTATCCGCGTTCAGGAACTGGATGGTCAGCGCCGGAATTCCCGCATCGAAGAACATCGGCAATCCCATCAGCGAGTAGCCGATCGGCACCGTCTGGTGCGGCGTCGTCACGTCTGTGTCCTTGACGACGATCTGAGCCGAATACCAGAGCGCCTGGTACGTGTTCAAAGCCTGAGCATGCGCCAGCGTCGGCCCCATGAATCCAATCGCCAACGCCACCAGCGCCGGCGACAACGTCGCCCCACTTGCATTCACTGCGACCATCATGCCTCCTTGAGCGCCTTCACGCCCTGCTGAACCATCTGCTCGATTTCCGCGTCTTCATATTCGCGCCACATCTCAAACGTAAGCGCGTAGACGAAACCAAACGGCACCTTCTTCAGCCCGCCCGATCCAAGGCCGCAGCCGCCAGGCGCAGCCGAGGGGTGACGCACATCGATCAGGTACGCCAAAGCGGTAGAGGTCACTGTGCCGGTTACCCCATACAGCGGGAACAATATCTGGTCCTCGACTTCATAGAACCGCTGACCTGTATTTCGCAAAACGTCCGTCAGCTGATACTTCGTCTTCATCAAGAGCTCCTAGCCGTCGCTGCCGGCTGCTTCTTCGCTGTTTACGCCGCGCTATTGCCCGCTAGATCCTGCGCACCAACCCGGATACCCTCCTGCGACAACATCTGCAACTGCGCTGCCGGGGGCACGTCTTTAAAATTGATGGACATGCTTGCAGGCTTGCCTTGCGGTGGAGCTTGCGCGGCCTGCATGGCCTTCTTGTGCTCTAACCCATGCAGCCGCACGTTCTCAAACCCCAGAGGCTTCGCCAGCTTCATCCGCCGGCCATCCTTAGAATTCACAAACGTTACAACCTCGTCGTACTCAGCCCCATGATCGTCGTACTCCACGTCGATCGGCACCGAGCTCTTCTGGAAGTCCGTTTGATTCGGTGCTGGCACCGGAGCCGGAGGGGGCTGTCCTGGTTGCACGTTCGCCTGCGACGCCTGGTCCTGCTGCTGCCACTGCTGCATCGCCGCGTTGAACGCTTCTTCGTCTGGGATGGGCGTGGCCTCCAGCAGTTCGTCAATCTCTTCAAGCTGTTTGTCGCGCGAATCCTCCTCAGGCAGAGTCAGGTCCTGAAGTCCCCACATTTGTTTACCCAGCGCAAGGTTGTCCGGCAGCGAGAGCACCTTCATCCCCTCAGGCGTTTTGCTCACCTCGGCCGAGAATTGCTTGAACGCATTGGACCGCTCCGTCCAGCTCTGCGGAACGTTATCGTCCGGATCAGGCGACCAGCTATGCTTGCCCTCGCGCAGCGCAGCCACGTCCACCGACACCATGTCCTTCTTGCCCGCGCGCCGCGACGGCACCAGCGCCGCCACAATGCCGCTGCGGCAATCCGCCATGCAGTTCACCGCATCGGCAATCACCATCGAGTACCACAGCGTATACGGCATCCACTGCAGACCCAGAATTCCCATTGCCTGGTTCCGCGCCATCGCAAACCCTGACGCCGTCTTCTGGTCCTCCATCTCAGCCCCGTAGAGGCTGGGCTGCTGCCCGGTCAGAAACTGACACAGCGGGCCCTGCAGATCCTGCATGTACGCCATCATCGCCGCACTCGGCTCCGCGGCCGCCTCCTGAAAAAAATGACTTTCAGCCGACTCGTTCGCAGTGCGATCGAATGGCAGGTACATCTTCGGCTTCGACTCCTGCTCCTGAATCGCGTCGACGTCGACCGCTTCCTGATCTACCCAGGTCGACGGCACGCCATACTCGAACGTCTCCTGGGCCAGGTTCATCATGCCGTTGAACGCTTCCTGAGCGCTCATCATCGACTTGCCCACCGACGGCCGGTGAATCCCGTCTCCTTCGAGCGCATGCAGCAGCTTGATGCAGCCATCCATCGATTCATCCGCGTCTTCGCAATACGTATCGCCCGCGAACGCGACGTAGCAGCCCTTTGTGAACCGCTCCTTCAACGCGGCCTTGTCTGCTTTGTCTTCGAGTTCCTCAAACGTCCACGGACGCAGCCATGTCTGCGAGAACGTTGCCATGTAGCCGGCGCCGCCGCCTTGGTTGTTCGCTTCCTTATTCATGCCCTGCGCGACCGCGATCCGGCTCATGCGGTCGAAGTCGTCATTGCCGTTCGCCGTGATGCTGTCGGCAACATCAGGAAACTTCGCCTTGAGGAAGGCGATGTCAAACTCCTTGTTACGCTGCGCGAACCCGCAATCCGCCAACACAGAGCAGGACATCGGCAAGCGCCACTCAAGCGCACCGTCGACGTCGATCATTTCGGTTGGCTGTCCTTTTTTTTCGACCGATCGCGTGTACGCGACCGCTAACCCGTCTGTCCACAGGAACCGCGCAACCTTGATCTGAATCGTTTTCGGGTTATTCGCGGCCTCGATGACGCGCTTCGCCTTCAACGCCTCTGCGGCGGCCGTAATGTCGAGCGGCTTCTTGGGTTCGACAGGGTCCGGCGTGCACTTCGGCAGGCCCTGCGAGAACACAGCCATGAAGCTCTTGGCATAGCCCAGGTAGATGTTGAACGTCTGCCGCACCGAATCGTTATCTTCGGTACCTTTGCCCAGCGAGAGCCCATTCAGCGAGACGAGAGTCTCATCCTTCGCCGAGTACGCCAGATACTGCAGTCCACGGTAAAAGAAGCGCTGGGTTCGCGCGTCCAGCACTTGCACGCGTCGCGCCGCCATATCGCGCCTTGTTTGCATACGCACCAGGCCGAGCAGCACCTCCTGCAGATGCTTGCTCAGTGGCGCACGCTCCGTCGACTGCCCAGATGAAGGATCACCCCCTTCCAGCTGCGTCTCCTGATCCGTTTCGCCAGGCGCCGCCGCCGTCCCGCTTTGTACGTCATCCGTCATGCTCACCCTTACCCAACCGTTGCCGCTGCGCTATGCCTGCGTGCTACACCGAACGCAGACTGGACAACCCTCCGTTGCCTGCGGGAGCCGGAAACGATCCCTTGGATGGCTCTGCGTGCGCCGTCGTCATCGCCGGTTTGCCGATCGGCTTCTTCGCCAACACACCTTCGTCGCCGGGATCGCCATCCTCCTTCGCTCCAAGCGCCTCGCGCAGATGCTCCACCAAGGAGTCGAAGTCCGCATGGTTGCGGTCTTCGCCGTTGTGCGATGTCCTTAGACCGCCAGGCGTCTTATGCACCTCGACCAGCGTGTCTTCGTGCGGCTCGCCGCCCGCCTCGGGCAGCTCGTCCGGCGCGTCACCCATCTGCTTTGCCACGTGCGGATTGTTATAGTGCTTTCCCGATTTCCCGATCATCGTGTTGCCTCCCATCGTTCGCTCTCTCAAACTTTGCCCGCTCATCGCGGAAGGACCGCCGCACCCGAAACGCCCGCGCCGGCCGGCGCACATCAGGCTCTTTGATCAGCACGTCAAGAGCCCGGGCAGCCGTCAGATCGGGGCAGCTAAGCTCTGGACGCGCGTCCTCCCGCAACGCCCGCAGCTCACGCAGGTTCAGCACGCTTACTGCAATCGAAGCCAGCAACAACAGCACAATCCACACCACTCCGTTCATCGCCGCCTCATCGTCACCGCGCCGCCGCGGCGCTTGTTCTTGTTCATAAACGCGATATGCGCCATGTGCTTCTCCGTAAAATCGCTGATCGGCGCAATCGCCTCGGCGAGCCGCACGTCGTACGGCTTATCCGCCGCGCGCTTGCCCGCGATGTAGTACACGCCGTAGCCCGCGCCCTGCAGCGGATCGTCCCCCGCAAACTCCGCGATCAGCTCGATCCGATCCTCATCCCGCGGCGCCGAGCCGATACACCCGATCAACCTCGGGCAATCCGCGGAGATCATCCATGCCGGCACCATCACCTGCGAGCCATCCGCCGCGCGTTCCCCGCCCCACACCCGCTTGCGCAGCATGTTGTACATCGTTTGCTCGCGGCCCAGCTTGTCCTTGCCGCTGTTCACCGCCTGCGGCAGCCCCGCCAGCTTCAACGCCTTCGACATCCGCGACGATACCGAGTTCGGGTTAGCCCCGTAGCTCTTCGTGCTCTGGTCCGCAAACGCATCGTGCGAAAACGGAAACGCCACAAACTCCGGCATGCTGCCATCCGAATCGCGCGACTCGGTCACGATCATCTCGGCCAGCATCTCCGGATCGTGATGCTTCACCAGCCGTTCCTTATACGTTCTCAGCACCCCAAAGTCGTCCAGGTAGTGCCAGTAAATCGCAGAATAATGCTCGAATCCCCAGTCGCCCGAGATCCACCGCCGGTGCCACGGCTCCGGCTGCAGATACCCCGTCATCGTGCCGTCGTCGTCCACGTGACCGTAGACGTTCTCCGCCGCATCCCAGGCCCCGTAAAAGTACCCGCCGACCACGTCCCAGCTGCCATTCATCAGCGCTTCCCGGATCGCCTTCGGGTACTGCATCAGGTTCGCCAGAAACTGCGGATCGTTCGCATACACCGGGTTATCGAGGTACGTGCACGGAAAGTACCCGTACTGCCTCGGGTCGTACAGCGCACGCTGCGCGTCGTCCATCTCGTCGCACGGCTTTTTGTCGACAAACAGCCTGCGAATCCAGCCCGCCCCAATCCCGATCGGGTTGGTCGCCCCATCCTTGGTCGTGTACGGGCTCACCGGGCACCGGTTCCACGCCGAGACCGACGACCACTGCTTATACGTAAACTCCGCCATCTCGTCGTACGAGATCTTTAACCATTGACCCTGCCAGTCGAACGCATTGTGCTCATGCTGCATCGACCCAAACTGCGTCGTTGCCCCGTTCTTCCAGGTCACCTCCAGCGACGAATGATTGAAGCTAGAGTAAAGCTCCCGCGGCACCTTCTCTAAGAACCGCGTTACCAGGGTCTTGCGCAGCTTCGGCTGCGTGCGCCGCAGCATTAGCGTATGAACCTGCGGCGCGTCGGACGCGTTGAACTCCTGCGTCACGATCATGTGATCCATGATCAGCGCCAATGTCTTGCCGGGCCCGGCCGCGCCGCCCAGGCAGTTATACGGGCACGGCGACGCATGGTACATCGCCTGCTTCGGATACGGCACATACGTCTCGACCGTCTTGGCCTGGTCAGCAACAAAGCGGTCGATCCCGGTCATACGGCTCTAGCCCTCGAGCTGCGTTGCATTGGCAAAGCGCAGCGCCTCCCGAGCCGCATGGTCCGGCCGCGGAATATGACTGATCAGCGTCACGCTTCCACCTACTTCCAGCTTGTCGCGGTACTGTGAGTGGTAGCGCATCAGCATGTCGAGCGCAACCGCCTTTGGTGCAAACTTCAACTTCTTCACTACGCCGGCCACAGCGTCGTCGCCCTTGCCGATCGTAATCTCCGTCACGTCCATGCCAGCGATAGCTGCCGCAGCATTGTCATCGAGCTGCGTGATCGGCTTCACCGACCCATCCGCGTTCATAATCGCGCGTACATCGAAAAACGCAATCCGCGCAATCTCTTCCAGCGTGCGCTCCGCCGAGTAGTCGAGTTTCTCGACCGCTTGGCGCGATCCCGCCGCGATCATTGCCGCGATCTCGGGCCGCTTCAGCAACCGAGAACCCTGCGAGTACGCCGTCGCCTCGCTGTAACCAGCAGCGATCGCCGCCTGCGTCGCATTCATGCCATTGCCCAGGTACGCCGAGACGAAGATCCGGTATCGATCGTCCGATGCGTTGATCACCCGCACCTCGCGCTCGATTCGATTACCCGGAAACAGTTCGTCCTGATCCATCACTCTACCGGCCTCACAGCTTGGCAACCACTCCATCGACCGCTTGAACTACGTCGGCCTTCACAGCTTCATCGACAGAGTGCAACGCCACCTGCGCGTGGGTAATCTGCGCGTGCGCGTTCGCTCGTTCGCTGGCGATCTTCGCCTCGAACCAGTCCACTACATGATCCTTGCGAATCAGCCCCGCGTCATACAGAGCATGCGCCTCGCTCAGCAGACGCGTCTCGAGCGTCTTCGCCTTCGGCTCGAATCGCAGCCCCACCACCACGCCCACGAGTACTCCGACCAGAGCCAGCAACACCGCAATCACATAAAGAAGCATTTGACACATCCACGGCTATCGCCGTCTTTCTCCCACTGCTTTCGAGCCCGGCGGCGGCTGGATTCGAACCAGCGATCTCGACGAGCACTCGTCTCATCGCGGCTTTACCCCTCGCCCACGCCGCCCGCGGCTCGAAACCTGCTAACTCTTGTTCCCGACCTTGATACCGAGGACACTGACGCTCGAATCGCCCGGCATCGCCGAGACCTTCTGTGCCAGGTTCATCGCACTCGTGCCCAGCAACAACGTCGTAAATGCCACAGTGAACTCTACCGGGATCGACAGCGGCGTCTTATGCAGCATCGGCACCACCGCGTAGTTCCAGATCAGCAGCACCACAAACGAGTAGCCGAAGAACTTCCTCACGCCGCCAAGACCGTCATGCAGGATGTTCTGGCTTGCGTCGTTCATTTGCGTTTTCTGCAGATCGATCGACGCCGTCATCTGCGCGAGCTGTTCTTCCGCGATCGCTTGCGCGGCGGCCGCCTTCTGCACTGGGTCGGGAATGAAGTTCAGCAGCTTGCCGCCCAGCGACGCAATCGCGCCCCAGGGCGTCGCTACCGATGCCGCGCCTTCCACCGCACTCAACACATTCGGACTCGTTCCCATCACGTCACCTCTCGCCTTTCTCAAGCTCTGCAATCCGTCTCCGCAGGCTCTCTTCCCGTCGGCTAAACCACCACGCCATCAACTCGTACCGCGAACCCATCCCGGTCTTATCCATCAGCGAGTACACCTGGTGTTTCACCGTCGACTCACAACTGCCCAACTTGGCCGCAATCTGCTTGTTCGACAATCCTTCGCACACCAGCCCCGCGATCTCCCGCTCCCGCGGCGTCAGCTTCTCAGTCAGCGCTCCTCGCATGGCCCACCCGCCAGCTCGCCCGGGTTCAATACATCTATCAGGCTCATCGCACACTCCTCAACGACAGGGGCGACCGCCACGCGATCGCCCCACGCATGATCAGCACGCGCCACTGGCCAAACCGCGGATCTTCCCCGAGGCTGGCTTCGCTGTGTAGTGTCCGGCACTTGGCCTTCGGTCCGTTACGACCTACTGCCGGACGATGGCATCTCGTCTAAGCTGCCTTCGCAGCCCCTGCAAACAAACTCATCGTCCACGCGTTGCGCGCTTCGAACGCCGCCACTCCTGGCATGCGCTCACACTCCGCCTCGCACGCCGCATAGTCGCCAGTGGCTAAAGCAGCGCACAGCTTATGGAATCGCAGCAGCCCTGCCAGCCCGAGGTTGTACGCCATATCAAACAGCGCCAACTTCGCCGCATCCGGCGCGGTCGTATAGCCGCGCAGATACCGCTGCAGCGCCTGGTCCCGATCCTTCACCGCACACACCAGCAGTGCGTTCATATCCTCGTCCAGCAGCACCGGCGAGCTCTCCATCCGGTAGTGCGCCGGCAGATGACCTCTCTCCATCGTGTGCACCCGGAAGAACTCGGCCGTCACCTCGGCCAGCGTAGCCCGGCGCGTGCCCACCATGAACGGAAGCGCATCGGCATCATTCGGGCTGGCGAGCGCTCGGCCATGCGCCACCGTCACAATGCCCACCGTATCCAGGTACATCCACGGCACCAGGCCTTCCCACTGCCGCACCGCCGCCGCGCAATCGTCCAGGTACATCGGCCACTCTCCCACACGCACATACAGCCCGCGCAGATTCACCAGCGCCATCCCGCTACTTATTCCGGTTCATCAACGCTTGGTCCAGCTTGTTCTCGATCCGGTCCAGCCGCCGCTTCTCATCTTCGCGCTGCTCCGTCAACAGCACGTTCTGCCGCGTCTGCTCATCCTGCGACACGTACACCTTGTCCAGGTTCGCGTTCACGTCCTCGACCACCTTGATGCGCAGCTCCGCGTTCGCCAGGCGCGACTGCATCGAGCCCATAAACCACAGGTACGCGCCTACCTGCAACGCCAGCGTCACAAACACAGCCAGCAACGTGGGAGCCAACAACGCAATCCAGTCGCGATCGCGCGTACGCCGGCTCTTCGACCCATGCGGCTCATCCACCATCCCAGCAGATCCTGCCGCCATCTCTTTGGCCCCCGCCATGCGTTTGTTCGACACCTCAACATTGCTCAACAGCGAAAAAAAGACTGTGCTGCCCAGCCACGAAACAGCACAGCCAGCTCGCCATCCTCGGCCTCTTACGGGCCGATCTCAATGCGTTCCCGCGTAAACCTTCACCTTCTCGACTGAACGTTCGACGAAGTCTTCAGGGCTGAATCGCCGGTTCTTCATGGCAGCATCAGCCATGAGCTTCAACTTGCGCTCCTCACTCATCGAAGCTGTCCGCGATTCGCCCCGCAGCCCCAACAACGCCTCACGCTCCGCATGCGAGATCGCCCGCGACGATACCTTTGCAATCGCCTCGCACGGCACGCGCTCCAGGCTTGCCGTCATGTTGCGGCATGCGCGGTACTGGAACCCAATGATGTCTTTCGTCTCTGCATCCCGCAGCGCAACCCACTTCTCTTCACGCACCATTCGCAGGCCCTGCTCGCGCGCCACGTTGTCCAGCAGCAACTCGCCGCCGTAAGAGTACAACGTCAACCGCCGGCGCACCCGCGCCTTCGGATACCGGTTCTTGCCCATATCGCTCCTCACACAATGAAGCCCGATGCGACCTATGAGGTCGCACCGGGCAGGCCGGCCACGCGCTGGCGGAACAGGCAAAGCGTTCTCATCCACCCTGCAGCCGCACGGCAAACTTCCAGACGCACCGATGCCATGCTTTACGGCATCCTGCGCGCCCTGTTATCGCCAAGGCTCACTCCCGGTTGCGGATACCCGGAGTCACGCTGCCACTGCAGTCACACTTTGCATCCGTTCCGAGTTCGACAATGCAACATGCACCACCGTGGAAGCAAGCTTTTCAACTTGCCAATCTGGCAAGTTCCAGCAAATTCGCAAAAAATAGTTTCAACCTACCCCATTTTTCACGCCTACCCACCCCGATACACGCCAACACCAGCCCGCGACTGTGCCGCCAGCTTCGCCTCGTCGTACGGCCACGTCGCATCGCCCAGCCAGTGCGCCTGAGACACAAACTTGTTCGGCCCCCAAAGCCACTGGAGCACCCCTTGCGCCCTTAGCCGCCGGCACTCTGCCCAGTTCGCCGCCATCAGCCGCGCCAGTTCCTCAAGCCCCCGCCCGCCATCGGCCGGGCTGCGCCGGCGCATCTCCGCCTCGAGCGCCGCGCCCACGTCGCGTTCGAGCGCACGGCCGGTCCAGGCGAACTGCCGCATCACCCACCGCGCCGCGATTCCCCGGCAGTCCACCCACCGCGGGCCATCCGGCCGCGGATCGGCCACCGGCAATACCAGCGCCTGCGGCATCGCAATCACCCTCGCCCCCTTGGGGGCTACAGGGGGTGGCTCTGGCTCTGGATCTGGTACTGGTACTGGTACTGGTACTGGTACTGGCTCTGGATGTGGCAACAAAGGCCTATCGTTGCCAACGTTGGCAACATTGCCAACGTTGGCAACGTTGCCAACGATAGGCTCAGGAAAACCCCGCCCCGGCGGTTCTCCCGGCACCTCGCGATAGCGCTCCACTTGCTTCGCCCGCTGCTCTTTCGAGTGACGCTGAATCACCGGAATCAACCCATTCGCAAACCGTCTGCCGTTGTTCAGCAGCCGCGTCTTGGTGGCGTCGTCGGCGTGCTCGTGCCAGTCGTGCACGATCAGGCGGTGCACCTGGTCCTCATCGAGCAGTCGCGCCGTCACCAGCGCGCGCACCAGCTCGTCCGCATTGCCGTCAAAGAACATCTCGAGCGCCAAGTCCACGTTGCTCATGCGTCCGATCGCGCCATCGGGAGCCTGCTCTGCCGTGACGTGCCACAGCGACTCCATCAGCCCGAGCGCGAACGGCGGCGCAATCCCCAGCTCGAGCGCCAGCCGCCGCGTCTTGCGATGCGTCAATGTCCCACGAAGTGCCATAACCCTAAACCTTCTTTCGATCGCTAGTAAAGCTTTCCGGCCCTTGTCCGTCTTGTCCGTCTTGTCCGCGTCCCGGTGTTGCCGTTGCTTTTGCGCCCGCCAATGGACCCCCAAATAGACGGGACTTATATACATGAGTCCCTTTCATAATTTCTCCGCATACCGGATTGGTTTTCCGTTCGCCACGGCGTAGTCAATCTCGCTGCGAGTGCTGCTGCCGATGTACCCGCCGATGTTTAGAACAAAAACTTCATCACAAAGGTCGATCTTGCACTTATGAAGCTCATCCAGCGCGATCTTTTCTGCGCTATCATGACCGACACCTTCGCCGTGGCCAGCATCGGCCTTAGAGTGCGGATAGAAGCCAACGGACAGCACGATCCGTCCGGCCATCGTCTCGTCATAGTTGGCTTGCTGGAAGGCTTCATAGAATCGCGTTGAGCCACACAGGCAAACGATGAGTGGTCGAGCCTTTAGGGCTACCACTGGGTGCCAATTCACGCACGGAAACGGAGGCATATTTTGCCCGTGTTTGCCTATCTGTCGGTGCGGCCCATTGTGTTCGTATTGGCGTTTGTCGCACATGCCTAACTCGTTCATAGTTCAACCTTTCTCGATTCCAAGGGAGTCAAGTATGTAATTACCAAATAGACTCCCTTGGCCCACCGGCACCTGTCTCAGCCAGGGCGCATCCTTGCCGCACTTCGAGCACTTCGGCGTGCCGCCGCCAAACGTCTGCATCTTCTGCCCGCAGCCACACGTCCACCAAACCGGCTTAGCCATGGCGCATGATCACTCGCTCACTCCACAGCAACAGGTAGAGCAACGCCCACAACATCAGCACCAGCACCACCAGCCCACCGCCGCTGCGCAGAAACTCTCTCATCGCGTCACCTCATTGACCAGCCTGAAGCTGGATGCCACCGACACCGCCGGCAGACGGCCGCCGTCGCACTCCACCTGGTCGAGCACCGCAAGCTCCCGCCGCGCCGCCTCGCGCACGGCGGGAGCCAGCCCATCATCTGCTACAAACTCCTGCAGCACCTCACGCAAGGTCATCACGCTTCTCGCTGAGTCGGAGCGGAAGGCCGACCTGACTTCGCCAGCCAACCCACAACCCACGCCTCCGCCTGCGCGGCGAGCGGGTTCGTCGCCGGGGTATCGCCCCTGCGGATTGCCATGAAGTATTGCTCAGCCGGCCGGCTGCTATCGTGATGGATCGACACGCTGCCGGACTTTTCGAGCGTTCCCACCAGGCAGCGGCACTCGCCGTCGTAGGTCGAACCGTCCACCTTGCCATCACGCAGAGCTTTGAGCAACGCTGGAACCTCGGTTGGCGCGCTGTCGAGCACTGCATAGATATCGTCTCTGAAGCGCTGGTTCAAACCAGCGGGCAGCGGATGAGCGTACGACCCGAGATCGAGATCGCCCGTCGTCGTCAAATCAGCGGGCAGCGGATGAGCGTACGACCGGAGATCGAGATAGCCCGTCGTCGTCAAACCAGCGGGCAGCGGATGAGCGTACGACCGGAGATCGAGATCGCCCGTCGTCGTCAAACCAGCGGGCAGCGGATGAGCGTACGACCCGAGATCGAGATCGCCCGTCGTCGTCAAACCAGCGGGCAGCGGATGAGCGTACGACCGGAGATAGAGAGAGTCCGTCGTCGTCAAACCAGCGGGCAGCGGATGAGCGTACGACCCGAGATCGAGATCGCCCGTCGTCGTCAAACCAGCGGGCAGCGGATGAGCGTACGACCCGAGATC